AAATGCGAACAGGCGCGGGCATATTGCCACTAATGACCGTTGATTGCGCCTGCACATAGTTGGCATTAGCAGGGTTATTATCTACGCTGCGCCCGCCCGTTGCCGCCGCCTGCCCAAATGCCGCAATTGCTAGTTCTTCCTCGTCGCCATCCCACCCAGGCGCGCGCGTCCATATGACCGCGATCTGCACCGTTGGCAGCGTCCACTCCAAATGGTGCAAGCCTGGATTTGTTGACCATACGACACGCCCGTCAAACACTTCGCTGCGATAAGTCGCGGCGTCGGCGTCCACAGGCTTATAGTTGACAAACACCCGCGCGCCAACGCCCGTATCGCTCCGTTGCTGCGCCTCCATGATTAGCCCTTCAATGGTGTTTACGGCTGTACGTATCGCCGCCGCCGTGCCGGTAAGCGTGACGGTTGCTGTCTCAGTGACATTCTGCCACTCGCCGCCGCGCTTTGCCGGCGTATCAGGGAAGTAGGTGCAGCCCCTAATCGGCGTGCTGCCGGATAGGATAATGGATGTAGTGCCATCGGTAAGACGCAGCAGCATTAGGCGAACCGCCTTTGATTAGCCTGTGCAACCTTGAAGGCTAGTTCGTTGATGTCTACCGAGTTATTGACGTATACCGCCCCGATGACATTACCGTTCCGGCCAGTGTCGCCCATGATGCCGGATGGCGGCGGCGGGGTTATGTCAATGGGCAAGCCGCGATTATTGGGAAGCGGCGTGTTAGGACCAACGGGCGCAAGAGGTGTATTGAAGTTGCCGAAACCAGTTCCGCCGCTAGATGGATTGGGATTTACTGACGCGCCGACAGAAACCGACTTACCGGAAAACCAACCCTGCAACTTGTCCCACAAATCTTGAAGTACACCTAGACCCCATTCGCCAAATATATCGACAGGGTCTTTCATCTTTGCATCCAGGACGCCACGTAGGAAGGGCATAACGAAATAGTCCCAAATGCCATGTACTAAAGTAGGCGGGCTAACCATAGCGTCAAGCAGGAAGCGCAATGTATCCAGTTGCCCATCTGCCCATCTCGCCGTTACGATAATTTCATCAAGCTGCCTTTGGAATTCGGCTACAAGGGGGGAGTTGGTCTTTAATGAGATGTTGAACTCACCTAAACCTTCAGCAAACGCGGCGTCAATTCCGGATAGTTTCTCTTTGACTAGCGCCCAAGCCATTCCGGCGATGCTGTTAGCAATCGCAGTATCTAGGCTGCTAAAATCAAACTTGGATTCGCCGCCCGCCTCACCAGCGGCAAAAACGGCATTGAGTTGAGTTGCAAAGGTTGTACCAAAACCCGACCAATCAGCATCTCCAAGGGATGTTTTTATCTTATCGAGCCAAGCAACAGTCGTTGTTGTGAAATCCGTATCCTTGATTGTCGTAGCCCAACCGTCAACCATTTTTTTCATTTGCGCACTGAACTCGGTATCAACTGCCGTAATGCCCGCGAGAATAGCGGCGTCAGCTTCCTCTGCTGTCATCTTTGCAGGCGGCGTCAGTGTTATTGCTCCCCACTCAATAGCCTGAATTGCCGTAGTAACAGCACTCTTCAACTGCCAAAACAGATCGCCGGCTGTACTGAATATTCCACCCCAATCAATTTTCTTGAGGTAATAGACAACCACGTTGGAAAACACGTTGAACATATTGCCAGCCGTTTCAACAGCCCCGCCCCAATCTATTTCCTTCACCGCACTGACAACCGCCGCCGCCCAACCATCCAGCCACGTCTGAAACGCCGCCCATGCGCCACCCCAATCAAGCGCCGTTATCTCAGTAAACAGTGCGCTAATGTCTGCCTGAATCGCGCCTATCTTTTCGCCAACCGACATATCACTCATCAGCGTTGCAACCAAGCCGCCGAACGCCTGCACTACCGGCTGTATCGCTTCGGGCAGATGCGTCAACCAATCGTTGAGGTAATCCCCATCCTCCAACACCGCGCCGATGTAACGTCCGAACGACTTAAAGCCCTCGATAATGCCGCCCAGGTCGATACCGGACATTTCAATCAGCGAATCAACAAAGCCCATTACGGCGGTGCGGATGCCCATGAAATCAGTAGCGAACACCGCCACAAGCGCCGCAAGCGCCGCCACAACCAAGCCGATAGGCGAAACGATTACGCCCATCACCGTGCCGAACATGCTAAACATGGGAATCAGCTTTGAGACAATCAGCAGAACCGGCCCCGCCGCCGCTAGGATTGCGCCGATTGCAAGGGCAGTATTGCGAACAGGTTCAGGCAACTCACCGAACGTTGTCAGCATGTCAGCCGCACTACGCACTATGCCGGAAAGGGAATCAAGAAACGGAAGCGCGGTTTCAATCAGGAATGAATCAATGGAGCCTTTGAGGTATTCAACTGCACCGCCAAAACCCTTCATACGGGCGTTTGCGGTTGCGGCTGCCGATCCTTCGACACTAATCGCTTTCTTCATATCTAAGAATCCGCTCTTTCCTTCATCAAGAAGCGGAATCATTGCTTTCATGCCATCAGACATAAGGATAGTAGAAAGGGCAGCGTTACGCTCTTCGTCAGTCAGACCGGCAGTAGCTATAGAAAACTCGTCGATAACATCGGCCCATGACAGCATGTTCCCCTGTGTGTCATATACGTCGATGCCCAATTGATTCATCATGCCCGCCGCCTCATCTGTTGGGTTAATAAGGCGTATCATTGCATTCTTAAGGGCTGTACCTGCATCGCTGCCGGTATAGCCGACATTGGTTAGAATGGCGGTACTAGCAATCAAATCGTCTGCCCCTTGACCGGCAGCAGAAAACGCGAAGCCGGCTTGCTGAATACCAGCCCCTAAATCTCCCACACTGGCCGTAGACGCGTTTGCCGCAGCAGCTAACATATTTGCGATATTAGTTGCATCGGAAGCTTCCAAGCCAAATGCGTTGATAGTATTAGCTGATAAACCTGCGGCTGTTGCCAGATCAATCCCACCAGCTGCCGCCAAGTCCATAACGCCGGGAAGGGCAGCCATTACCTCCATCGTATTCATGCCTGCCTTGGCAAGTTCTAGCTGCCCTTCAGCCGCCTCGCCTGCGCTAAACACTGTAGAAGCACCCAGGTCAAGCGCCTGTTTCTGCATAACCGCCATATCAGCAGTCGTAGCGCCTAGCGTCTGCTGAATAATGTTCATGTTTTGCTCAAAGTCACCGGCAGACTTGACCGCCATTGCCGCAATGCCAACCAGCGGCGCGGTGATGGCTAGGCTCATCGTTTGCCCCAAGCCGCCTAGCTTTTTGGAGAATGATTCGGCGCTACCCTGCGCGCGGGCGATACCTGCCGAGAAGTCTCTATCATCCAGGGATAACGCCACATTCATATTGGCTATGGTCGCCATTAGCGTTTGCCCCCTAACGAATGGCGCAGGCTTTCCATCATCTTCTGCACCTGTGCTTCTTCACTTTCCGGCTCAAAATTCAAGATGAAATCTTGCGGCGCGTATGCTTTTTTGCCCTTCTCGCGGAACATATTTGCAATCATGCTGGCAAGTATCCCGATTCGCAGATCATCTCTATCCTCGCCCCAAGGTTCGATGCGACTGTAGGCCATCCACTCGGCAAAAGCTCCGCTTGTCATCTCAGCCAGCATTACGTCAACATCATGCCGGCCAAGGCGCAGGGCTAAACGGTATGCGAATCTCCGTTCTGCCCGTTGGGAAAATTTGCGGCAAGTTCCTCAACGTCGGCTTCCCTCAAGCCATTCAGCCGTTGCGCGACCGTGAAGATTCTATCCAGAGCCGCCGCCGATTTGCCGCCAAGCGGGAAAGTATCTTCCTCTTGGAATAACTGTTCGTTCGTTTCGGGGTCAATCAGGCAAAGCAGGCAAAGGCGCGCACGGATGTTTTCCAAATTCGTGGTTACGTTCTTTCCCTTGCGTGTTACCGTATCAGCCTCAAACCTATCCCGCTGATAGGCCGACAGCGCCCGCACGCGCACCCATGCGCCGCCCCATTCGGGAATCTCAATATCTTCATATTTAAGATCGTCCTGAGCAAGAATTTCTTGCTTGGAAAGGTATCGCTTTACCGTTGCTTCTTTCATGCTACTACCTCTTGTTCTGCCAGTCCTACGCTTTGACGTTGACATTTGCTTGCTACCACATCCCACCAATACACTTGCGGGTGTGCCTTCCAGATTGAATTGATAAACTCGTAATCGCTTGTGTACTTTCCTGGTATCATGGCTCCCGCGTGTTGCTGCCACCATTCACGCCGTACCACGTATGCGCTAATCCCTATCTCGCTAACCCTTGGCGACTTGCCCCATCTGGCGCTTGGCAGAATGCGCCCGCCGCCGTGATCCATACGGCAAAACACAACATCGGGAGCATTCAGCACGGCGATTTGCTTCAAGCCGGCAACGAACGTAGGCAGGGTAAGCATATCGTCATCATCGAGACAGAACACGTAATCACCTACCAACTGCGGAGCGTGACGTGCCATGTTTTCAGTAGCCCACTCGATGCCCCGCCGTTCGCTGTCCATCAAAACGGTGTGCAGGAAATCGCGGTCAGTCTGCTGCATCAAGCTAAGTTGATGCGCCGCAAACATGCGGGGTCTGCCGCCGAATGAGCGTGTGAGAATTTCGAGGAATGGCATTATACAACCCTCAAAAGCGCCGGCTGTGTTATAGGCGTTGACAACATTGCATCAAATGAAAATAAAGACGGTTGCACTCTATCTATTCTTTTTTTGGCAGTAGCGAAATGGTGTATGTCTTTTTCAATACCGATAAAGTTTCTTCCATCATGCACCGCTGCAACTCCGGTTGTTCCAGACCCCATAAAAGGGTCTAGCACTACATCCCCAGGCATAGTTGACGCCTGCACAATACGCCGCATTAACGCGATAGGCTTGCGGGCTGGATGGGTTAGATTGTCCGTGTTTAGAAACCCATTTTCTACAGGGATGCGCCAATAGTCGCGCCCTGATTCCCCAGGCGGCTTATTGAAGCATCGCGGCTCGCCTTTTGTTTCCCAAATTACATATTCTGTTGACCACTCCCATTCATTTAATGTTTTGCGTAGCGGTAGGTTAGGTTTTGCCCAAACAATCAATCGCCGCACGTCAAAATGACGTATCAGTTCCGGCAGAATATGAGCCGTGCATGTTGCATACATTGAGCCGCCATCTACCAATTTGTCACGGCAAAGTGATATTGCTTCCAGCCCTGACAATTCTTTATCCCATTCCGCTATACCCAATCCATACGGCAAGTCAATAAAGGCAAGGTGTATAGATTTGTTTGCCAACATGGGCAAGATTGCTAGACAATCGCCATGATGTAACGTTTGCGCCATATCAGCCCCCGAACTCCGCGAGCCGAGCACGGTCAGGAAATACCGTCCCATCGGGGTTGATGTGCCCGCACATTATGTTAGTATCCAGAATGAACGGGTGCGATTTGCCCGCCGCTTCCGTCCATCCGGCTTTAGCCAAGTAGCCGCCCTTAATCACACGTCCACACCATTCAAGATCGCTTGTC